TAAAAAAAGCAAATCAACTTGCTGCTATTGATATATTAATTCATAATCCAGAAATCACTAAAAAGGAATTGGCAGAAGAATTGAAAATGTCACCAGCAACCATACATAGTTGGTTTGCAGATGATAGATTTGTTGATATGTATTACAAGAAATATATGGTGTCGTTCAATGCTAAATTGCCAATGGTGTTAAATAGTATGATACGAGAAGCAGTGGAAGGTAATGTCCAGGCAGGGCGTCTGGTATTAGAACATTCAGGGAAACTGGTGAAGAACATCAATGTAACCGTAGATAGTCCATTTGAGAAGTTCTTAAAGGCAGAACAAATAGACGCAGAGGATATTATAGACGCAGAAAGCGAAGAGGTTACAGAAATACTGGATACGCTTCCAGAAAGAAATCCCATAAACGACAAACCGAAAAAGCGTGAGATGAAAGAAAAGAAACGCTTAGATAGAATTAAAAAAGGTAAGAAACCTTCCAGGCAAAAAATGCGTGAGGATAGAGCAAATAGATATGCATTATTACAACGAGCTAAGAAAGTGGGATTAGATCCATTGCCATCACGCAGACCTACGCATACAGAGAAAAGAAAGTGGTTAGAACAATTAGCAGAATTAGAAGCTAAGCAAGACCATACTCGTCAGGCATAACATCATATTTTTCAAAGATTTCTGACATTTCCATAGAAATAAACATCATTTCATCTACAGATATATCTTCTTGATGTATTTTTTTGGTTGGTGCGACTTTAGAACAGATAAACCCAAGTAATTCATTATTAGCTTCAGAGATTCTTCGTAGTTCTTTTACCATTTTGTACAGTTCTTTGATTAAATCGTCCATTATTTTGATTTTATTGATTTACCTATATTACGGAGTTTTGTTCGTAATTGCGATGTAAATCTCTCAAAATATCTATCTTTTAACTTCAAACTATCGATATAAGGTAGCAATAAATCTCTTGCTTCTGCATTGGAAGAATAGAACCATTTACGCTGTACATTATCTTTATATTCCCCAGTAATACCTAAATGATAGTGTCCATATTTTACATCACTACCTACTCTTGCAGTAATTTTAGACATATTAGTTTTTACAGCACTTTTCTTTTCCATAGATTGTTTTAATTTTCCTTTAGCGATCATAAAGTCAGTAGCCATACCACTTTCTTTTTTAACTCTTAGCCATTTAGATTTAGGAGTATAGTCAATAAACTTATTTCCTTGTATATCTTTTTGTGTTTTAAAAGTTTTTAAGGAATCTTTTCTTGCTTGTTCTGCTAAAGGTGCTAATACTTCTCGTACTGCAAATTGTGCCAAGTCTTTCTTTTTTAGTTTTCTAAAATCAAAATCAACTTTGTTTTGCATCTTTATCATCTACGACCACCAATGGTTGATTTATACTTGCGTTTTCTTCAATGATTCTATTAGCATCTTCAATAGTTAAGTCTTTATTCTCTTCAGCTAATATCTTTGCTTCAGTGGTTAAGTTGTGTTTCAACTTATACTCATTAAGCATAATCTTATCTTGTGTAGTCATAGGATATTCTACCTCTGCAAAGTCTACACCAAATTGAGAAACTTCAGGTAATCCGAGATTGTTTACTTGTGATAGTGCATATTCTACTCTGTAGAACTCTTTTTCATATTGACGATATAATTCTTTATCATCGATAAAATCTTCGTGGCGTTCTAAGTCTTTAATCATCAAAGAGATACCACTTGGTACTTCACCACCTGATTGTGCGAAAGTAACGAATAGATGATTATTCAACGCCACTAATTCTATTTGCCATTTAATATTCTCAATAACATCTCTTACATTACCTTGAGGTGATACAATGTTATAATTACTTCCTTCTGGCAAAGTTAAAATCTCATCTGATCCTGCTCTTACATTGGCATTATCAGAAATCAATCCAGTTACTACTGGTTGTCCAAACATTTGGAATCGTAATCCTAATTGCATTTCAGTCATTGTAATATTGATATGCTCATTCGCAGATACTAAATCAGAAGCACCTTCAACAAAGAATGAATCTAATTGTTCTTCTCTGTGAGTAAATACAAAAGGTAATACACCAAGATTGTGTTCTATTTCTTCCAGGATATTACCATTATCATCAAACTTAATATGAGTGTCTTTATCCCAGTAGGCATACATTAGTTCTGTGGTATCAGATAAGTCTGCGTGTCCGTGCATCATTGGATATACGATAGCTTCTGGTTTATAAGGGTTGTCGCCAAAGTATGGTTCAAAATAATAAATAGGACGATATTCGAAGCGTTGCTCTACTTCATCATACATAACATAAGTTGCACAAGTTCCAAGCAAACGAGTCATTCGTTCCATTTGTTTCATACGAGCATTCTTAACAATAGTATAATCTAAATATCTATCATTGACATTTCTTTTTGCACCAATCGTATAAATCTTGGACATACGATTAACGAATTTTTTCACGATGTTAGTATTGTAATGAGGAATCTCTTGGAATGCGTCAGATTTAAAATATCCTTCGATATATTGTTCGGTTAATGAACCAGAATAGTAGTCTAAAAACTTTCTTACTTCTTCTCTACGAGCTTTAGCTTGTTCTTCTTTAAAGTTAGTTAGTGAGTCTTGTATAATTTCTCGTGCTGTTAAAACCATCAAAGTATTCCTTTTTATCGTGATATTCTTCCAATGAAGTTACTTCTAATTGGAAATCTATTCAATATAAAATATCGGAAGGCATCGCAACCGTGTTCATAGAATCCATCTTTGATTGGATTGTTGGAAATAGATTTACCTTCAACTGCTTCTGGGAATCTATATCCCTCGAAATCTTCTGCAATACCTACGCATTTCTTATCGACTTTTATTCTGCGTAATCCATCTGCATTTTCAAAGAATCCACGACAATAACTTACCCCTGCTTGTATATCACGAGATAATCTATCCATACGATACTCTACAAAGATTCCGTGTCTGCGTAAGATATGAATATCCCCCATACCTGATTGTCCTTGAACAAAACTACCTGCTGGATCGCCATAGTAAGTAATTACTGGATAATTCTTTTTCTTTATCATCTCTGCAAGTTTATCAGTTGGGATATTTCGTTCGTGAATAATTTCATCAATGATATTGATATGCCAGTTTCCATCTTGCTTATAAGTTTGAAACCACAATACTGATGGCATTCTAAATCCAAAGTCCATAGAACAATAAGTAGGTAAGTTTTCTTGATAAGGAACATCACCCATATCTTTATTTCTATCAAATGGATATACACGCCCTTCCATAGAAGTAAACTTTGCAGCGAACTCTTGCTCAAATAATTCTTTGGACATATTTCGTTTTCGTTCCTGGATAAAAGAATCATTTTTTCCTTCTGGGAACGCATATTCATTTTCCCAACTTGGAGATTGCTGTGAATACCACTGATCGTCTGTTTGCCCCAATAAATACAAATCATAAATCCAATTAAACCCTTCTGGTGTAGTAATAAAAATAGCTTTTCCTTTTCTATCGACAAGAGTAGGAGATAAATACATATCCCATATTCTTCTTGGCATCTTTGCTGCTTCGTCAATAATTAATAAGTCTACACCTTCCCCAACCAATGAGTCTGGATTTTCACAAGACATACCTTCTACGGTTGTTCCCCACTTGAACTTAATATACTGTTCTTTTTCTGATGCTCTATCAATATCGTTTGCTTTACCTGCAACCATATCTTTCCAGATTTCTCGGAACATTAATCGTGATTTTTTGTAAGATAGTCCAACAAGCCAAATCTTTTTATTCGGTTGTGCTGCATAAAATTCTGCTTCTCGGAATGCTGCAGTAGTCTTTCCATATCTTCTACCACAGATGTTTACGAAATAAGATGCGTCAGGTTTTTCAGGAAAGTGTAATTTCCTTTGCCCTGCGTGTGGTTTGTATTGCATATAATCAAACCACTTTTGCTTGAACTCAAACTCTTTAATTTTCTTTGACATTTATAATTGTGATTAATTTAATTCATATTTAACTTAATGGCATAATATAATCCACTAAAGGAGTAAAAATGTCTGAATTAGAACAGAATACAGCCGTTGAGGAAGCTGTAAAAGAACCTCAAGTCAGTCAAGACGAAAAAAAGACAGAACAAGCTGTTCCTTATTATCGTTTTCAGGAGCTTGTCAAAGAACGAAATGAATTAAAAAGCAAAGTAGATCAGATAGCAACTGCACAGGAAGAACAGCGTAAAAAGACTTTAGAAGAGCAGGGCGAATACAAAGCTCTCTTAGTTGAAGAACAGAATAAAAATAAAGAATTAGAAACCAAGTTTAGCGAAGTTTCTGAATCTTTTAATAATTATGTGACTCAAGAAAGAGAATCTCTTCTGGGTAAAATTCCTGAAACGAAAAGAGAAAAATTTGAGAAGGTAGATGATTTATCTCTTTTGCGTGACATAGTTTCAGAATTTGAAACACGAGCTGGAGTTAATGTAGGGCAAGTTGAGAATAAAGTTTCCGTTACCAAGTTTAAAGGAAACCCTTTCAACGAGTTAGATAATAATTCAAAGCGTAGGGAGTCGCATAAGGACTTGATAAGTCATTACCTTAAGAAAAAATAACATTTTAAATCTTAAGGAGAGTAACTAAAATGGCAAATGTAACTACAACAACTGCTGCTAATTTTATACCAGAAATGTGGAGAGATGCTATTCTTGATTATGCTGAAAGAAAATTTCAGTTAAGAAATCAAGTATTAGACTTTTCATCAATGGTATCAAGTGGTGGCGACACACTAAATATTCCTAAAGTAGCTGAAGAAACTGCTGCTGCTAAGTCTGCTGACACTGCAGTAACTTATTCTGCAAATACTGACGGAGTAATTCAATTATCATTAGATCAACACCAATACGAAGCGAAAAGAATCGAGGACATCGTAAGAGTTCAAGAATCTGCAGACCTATTTAATGCTTATGCAAAATCAATGGGTTACGCTTTAGCTAAGAAAGTAGAAAACTACTTAGCTGTTAATATTATCCAATCAGCAACTGGTAACGATGTTACTTTAGCTGCAGATAATACACCAACAACTGCAGAAATCAGAAGTGGTTTACAAAAACTTCTTGATGCAGGTTATGACTACACAGATGGAGAAACATTCTTCTATGCTTCACCAGCTATGTATATGAACCTTATGGGATTAGGCGACTTCACTGAAGCACAAAAAAGAGGTGACGCTGCTAACCCATTAGCTTCTGGTAGTATTATGGAAATCTATGGAATGCCAGTTATTGCATCTGTAGACTGGGACGATGATGGTGGTACTGGAGATGAATCTGGTTCTATTTTCAATAGAAACGGAATCTATTTTGCACAACAAATAGCACCAAGAGTGCAGTCAGCTTATGACATCGATCATTTAGCGACTTCTGTTGTTGCAGATGTCTTGTTTGGAGCTGTGTTATCACACGCTGCATCAAGCACTTCATTACCAGTTGTTAATTTCAACAATCCGTAATGAGTTAGATTGAGGGGGATTAATTTCCCCCTCATAACTTTAATTATTAATAGGGAACAGAAATGGCAAATTATACATCAACCCATACGGGAGCTACTATAGATGCATCAGTTACTATC